CGAGAGGTCAGAACAGCTCTTGAACACCTAAAATCGACCGGCGAAGTGTCCGTCAGAATAAGGCCAAAATATCAAGTAATTTCAATAGCTGAGTACAGCAAGTATCAGGATGTTCCGTCCGGCAGAGCGTCCGGCAAGAGTCCGTCAAGAGTCCGGCAGGCGTCCGGCAAGAGTCCACAATATAAGAATGTAAGAAGTAAAGAAGTAAAGAATGAAAAGAATGATTGTGTGCACACACCACCCTCGCGGGCTGAGGTTGAGGAGTTTTGCAAAGGGCTTGGCATAACGACGGACATTGACGCTTTCCTGCAATACAACAGCGCCACGGGCTGGAAGATCGGCAGGACGAAGGTGGAAGACTGGAGACCGCTGCTCATGAAATGGGTATCCCATGATGACGGCATCGCTATCAATTCAAACAATGACGATGGGCTGGACGATTTCGGCCGGCCCATCAGAAAGGAGATTTGATGTCTTACGCAATCAATGAGGATGAGATCCGGAAGACAATCGCTGTATTTCATCCAGATGGCGGTATTTTTGAAGTCAGGCTGGTTGACGGGAAGTGGAACGCCGCCGGAGTCTTCAATGATGCTGATCAGCTGATCAATGAGCTGAAAACGGCGAGGATCCGGCCGAACGCGAACATTTATATGACGCTTAACCGAGTTCATGAGGCTTGCCTTTCGCGGAAACACAATAATCATTTTGTGGAGTACATTTCCCCTACTGTCGGGGACAATGATATCACCTGGTATGATTGGCTACTGATTGATGTGGATCCAAAGAGGCCCGCCGGCACCAGCTCAAGCAAGGAAGAGCTTCAAGGCTCCAGGGAGAAGGCCAAGCAGATCCTGGAATACCTGAAAAACCGAGGCTGGAATGATCCTGTTGTTTGCCATAGCGGGAACGGCACCCATCTGCTGTACAAGATCAGCATTGACAAGACGGAAGAACGGAAGCAGATGATTTCAAACGTTCTTCAGGCGCTGAATATGCTTTTCGACGACGGCACGATGGATATTGACACGACCACATTCAATCCGAGCCGGATCTGTAAGCTGTATGGCACGGTCGCCCGGAAAGGCGCAAGCACCGAGAGCAGACCTCACAGGATGAGCAGGATCGTCCGCGTACCGGAGAAGATCGAAGAAGTACCGCGGGCGCTGCTGGAAGCCGTGGCCGGACTGCTGCCGAAACAGGAACAGCCCCAGCAATACAACAATTACAACCCAGGCCAGTTTGACCTTGACGATTGGATTCTCCGGCACGGTGTGGAGGTCACCAGCAGGACGACATGGGCGCAGGGCGAAAAGTGGATCCTCGCCCACTGCCCTTTCAATCCGCAGCACACCCACAAGGATGCCGCCATATTCAGGTCCAGGGACGGAAAACTGGGGTTCAAATGTCTTCATGCCTCATGTTCTGACAAAGGGTGGAAAGAGTTCCGGCAGTTCTATGAACCGGATGCATACCAGGCGAAAGAGGTTCAGCCGGCGGTCCCTAACTATCTGCTGACCAAGCCGGCCGGCTTCGGGCAGCTGCCTGAGGTGCCTGCCATGGCTTCGCCGCAGCAGGAAGACGCGCCGATCGGACCGGTGTTCCGAACGACCGAAGAGATCAGGAACAGAGTTGTCCCGGCGGAGGCTCATATCCTGACCGGCATAACCGGGATTGATGATCGGATGATCGGGCTGAAAAAAGGATATGTTTCTGTTTTGTCCGGACTTCGGTCCGCTGGTAAGTCTTCCATCCTGAGTCAGCTGGTGATTCAGTGCCGGGAGCAGGGGTTAAAATGCGCTCTGTTCTCCGGGGAAATGATCGATAAACAGGTGCTGAAATGGCTGACGCTTCAGGCGGCCGGAAAAGCTCACGTTCATGGGACGCAATATGAGAAAGTTTTCTATCCGAATGATGGAGCAGCTGAAGCGATCTCTCAATGGCTGGATGAATTTGTGTATGTCTATAACAATGATTATGGGAACCAGTTCACCGAGATGGAAAAGCACCTGATCCGGATCGTCGAGGAGAAGAAGCTTGACCTTGTGCTGCTGGATAACCTGATGGCCATGAACGTGGAGAACCTCGACCGGGATCTATATGTTCGGCAGACCAAATTCGTGAAAGAGCTGAAACGAATGGCTCAAAATCTGAACATTCACGTTCTGTTTGTGGCCCACCCGCGGAAGAGCTCCGGCTATCTCCGGATGGATGACATCAGCGGCAGCGGCGATCTGAGCAATGCCGCGGACAATGTTTTCATCATCCACCGGGTAGATGAGGACTACAAAAAGGCCACCCAGCAGTTTTTCCAATGGAAGGCCACAAACCCGCTTTATCAGGCAGACAATGTGATTGAGATTTGCAAAGATCGTGACCTGGGCAACCGTGATGTTTATGTCCCGCTCTGGTTTGAGAAGGAAACAAAGCGGCTGAAAAATGATGTGGCCGAGTATATCCATTACGGCTGGGAAGCAGGATTTGATCCGGCTAAAGATTTTGAACTGGTCGATATCCCGGACGAAGATCTGCCGTTTTGATTGGGAGGGTGATGAAAAGCGTGGTTGATATTCGCTTGAAGACTTGCCTGATCATTAAGCGAGGGCCGTGGTACCTGGTCGGATGGAATCACTTTTATCATCGGCTCAATTGGAGCATGAGCTTCTATGACGCCTGGAGGACCAGAGACATCGAAGCGGCCCGGCGAGTTGCAGCTAAGACCGGCGGGGAATTGTACTTATTCAATCCCGCTGCAGCACAATTGGAGGTGTTTTCGTGAGACTGAAACTGTTTGATAAACTCCGGAGAAAAGCGAAGTGGAACGTTTATAACATGTTCGATCTATACGAGTTTGCCGAGTGCTCCAACTGCGGGGCCGAGGTCGAACCGGACTTCTCGTTGTTCCCGGAAATCATTTATCCGGAGCGTTGCCCGGACTGCGGGGCCAAGATGGTGGACACCGTGGCGGTCTACTGAGCGGAGGCGATGCGTTTGTTTGTGATTGCAAACACCAGAGGCCGGGAGAAAGTGTATTTCGTAAAGGTCGAGAAGAGCAAAAAAGCCATTTGGACAACCGGCCCTTATGGCGAGATCCGGAAGAAGCGCGGAGGCGAGCTTCAGACCGTGCATGAGGAATCCGTGGCGGTATACACGGAAGACGTCCAGAAAGTGGCGAAATTCGAGACCAGAGAAGCTGCGGAGAGTGTGATTGCGGAGAATTCGATTCTTCGGTTCTGTCAGGTGGTGAAGATTGATGGTTGATCGGGAGAAGGTAATCAAAGGTCTTGAGCATTGTGCAAATGAAGCAGATTGTCGTGGTTGTGTATATCAGGAGCAAATGAAAGGCCGTTCTGATGGATGCGACTGCATGAGAGAAGCTCTTGCCCGGCTGAAAGAGCAGCCAGATATTGTCCGGTGTAAGGATTGCAAGTATTGCGAATACCCAAATGCAGAAAAGGAATGGTGCAAAAAAGGACATTTACATGGAAATGCGAAGAACTGGTTCTGCGCTGACGGGGAAAGGCGGTGACAGGATTGGATGTCGAGAGGATGAGAAAGGCTATGGCCAAGATGGGCTACAACCAGAAGAAGCTGGCAGACGCGTCAGGGATCACGCCGGAGGCCATTGGCCGTTACCTCAAGAACAAGCGTATCCCTAACAGTTACCAGCTGCAGCAGATCGCCCATGCGCTCCATGTAAGCATGGATTATCTAATGGGCGACGGAAACGAGAACGGAGGAGGTTAATGGATGGTTAATCTAACCAAGATGCGAACATTGATCAGCATCGAGAACCGGATCGGCGAGAAGCGAGCAAGAGTTTTCTCCAAGGCCACAAAGATCACAACCTCGATCACAGGTATGCCGCACGGTGGCGGTAATGTGAGTAAGGTCGAAGCCGGAGCAATAGAGCTTGCGGAGATCGACGATGCATACGCCGAGGTATATGCTGATCTGTCCAGTATGCGGGCGGAGCTGTCACCGCTGATCGGTTCCCTTTCGAACCCTGACGACATAGCAGCGCTCCGCTACCGGTATATCATAGGCGTCCCGCTGCGTGATATCCCTTGCATGATGTGCGTGTCAGAACGGGCCATGTTCTACCACTTATCATCCGGGGAGCATCAGCTGTCCAGGCTGTATCCGGATAATGTATGCCTCAGATAAATGTTTGCATTGATTTGCAGTGAACTTTTGAAATATAATTAAAATGGCCCTAAGGGCCATGCAGAAGCATCCGAACAATCGGGTGCTTTTACTTTGCTTGTGGGTGCTGCGGGGTTCCACTCCTCCCCTGTGGCGGGACGTGCGTATGCCCAATATGGGGGCGCGTGAGGAGGGAGGCGCACGACATGAGCAACGATCCGATAGCATACTTCTACACCACGCGAGCCTGGAGGAGAGCACGCAAGGGATACATAGCCGAGAAGGGCGGATTGTGTGAGAGATGTCTGGCACGTGGGCTGATCGTCCCCGGTGAAGAGGTACACCACAAGGTCAAGCTCACACCGGAGAATTTGAACGATCCGGCTATCAGCCTGTCCTGGCAGAATCTTGAGCTGCTCTGCAAGGACTGCCACCTACAGGAGCACAGCGGCACCCGATGGCGAGCCGATGAGCTTGGGCATGTGGCCCTATAGTCCCCCCTTGTCTGGAAAAAAATTTTGGGGGCCGACAGCTCCGGGGGGCCCTCACAAAAAACCGATCGGAGCTCGCGCAACCCCCCACCCTTTTATCGGAATTAGTCAGAAATGGCAGAAAGGAGCCGGAGATGGCAAAAGATTTGACTGTTGCTGATGAAATAGAAAGATTAACCGAAATCTATCAAGGACTTCCTCCAAAACAGTTTGCACTGGCCCAGGGGCTGATCGCAGAAGCCGCCCGGCTCCGTGTCCGGTGCAATATGCTCTGGGATGATCTTCAGGGAAAAGGCGAGGTTGAGCTGTTTTCCCAGGGTGATCAGGATCCGTATGAGCGGGAAAGACCGTCCAGCAGGATATACACGGCGGCCAACAAAAGTTATCAGTCGATCATTAAGCAGCTGAACGACATGATTCCCGCGGAAACTCAAACTGTCGGAGGTTTGGAGCTGAATCTGGATGACGTGTAAAAACTACATCCTGATATACTACCAGCAGATAAAAGACGGGTCCGTTACTGTCGGGACATGGATTGAGAAGTGGTATGAATACATTGTTCACGGCCTGGAAGAAAAGCGGTTCTTTTTCAACCAGAAAAAGGCAAACACTGCGATCGCATTTATTCAGCAGTACTGCCGGCACCATGAAGGCCCGCTTGCTCCGCAGCTGATCCGGCTTGAAATATGGCAAAAGGCGCTGATAAGCGTGCTGTTTGGCGTGCTGGACGATCATGGGCTTCGGCAGTTCCGTGAATCAATAGTTGTAATGGGCCGGAAGAACGGAAAAACACTGCTGGACGCTGCGATCGCCGCCTATATGACTTTCGCCGACGGAGAATATGGCGGCAGAATCTATTTTATCGCACCGAAACTGGACCAGAGCCGGCTTGCATTTGAAGCGTACTTCCAAATGCTCAGCAAGGATCCGTATTTAAGCCGTCTGGCCAAGAAACGGCGCACTGATGTCTATGTTGCCGAAAGCAACACCTCCGCCATGCCGGTGGCCTTCAGCGAGAAGAAAACAGACGGACTGAATCCTTCCTACGTTTCCCTGGATGAGCTGGCCAGCTGGCGCGGAGACGCCGGACTGAAGCAGTATGAAGTATTCAAAAGCGCTCTGGGTGCACGTTCTCAGCCGCTAATGTTCGGGATCAGTACCGCCGGGTATGAGAACGACAGCATTTATGATGAGCTGATGAAACGGTCTACAGCCCTGCTGAACGGGACGAGCAAAGAAACAAGGCTTGCCCCGTTTTTGTATATCATCGACGACGTCGACAAATGGAACGATATCGATGAGCTGCGGAAAGCGAACCCTAACCTTGGCGTCAGTGTAACTGTGGACTATTTGCTGGAAGAGATCCGGATCGCCGAGGGATCGATCAGCAAAAAGACGGAGTTTCTGACCAAGTACTGCAACGTTAAGCAGAACAGCGCACAAGCCTGGCTGAACGTGCAGGATATTCGAAAATGTTTCGGCGGGGAAATGACGCTTGAGGGGCTCCGGCACTCTTATGCCCTGGGCGGGATTGACCTGAGTCTGGCCGTTGACCTGACCGCCGCGGTGATCGTGGTGGAGAAGGACGGCGTCAGCTGGTTTGACGTCATGTTCTTTATGCCGGAGAACCGGGTGGAGGAAGCGACGGCCCGGGACGGCCTCCCCTATCGGATTTACCAGGAGCGTGGACTGCTGACGGTCTGCGGCGAGAACACCGTGGACTATCACGCTGTCCATGATTGGTTCCGGATGCTGGAGCGGGATTATGAGATCCTGCCGCTGAAGGTCGGGTATGACCGGTATTCTGCGGCTTATCTGGTGCAGGATATGCAGGCGGACGGTTTCGACATGGAATCTGTCAGCCAGGGGAGCAATCTGACGGGCGTGCTGATCGACATGGAGGGCATGATCAAGGACGGGCGGCTCCGGTGCGTGGGCGATAATGACCTGATGAAGGTCCATATGCTGGACGCCGCTTTGAAGTTTGAGGACGGAACGAACCGGCGCAGGCTGATTAAGATCAACCCGCGCTCCCATATTGACGGCATGGCCGCGCTGTCTGACGCGATTTGCATGCGGCACAACTACTACGAGGAAATGTCGGCTCAGCTGAGTAACGAGAGGTGATTTTAGTGGGACTTATTGATCGGATCTTTGGGCGGCGGTCTCCGCAGGCCACGGACAGCCGTTTTGAAACGATCACGGCTTATTCCCCCGTGTTCAGCAGCTGGGGCGGCCAGATCTACGAGTGCGACATGGTGCGCGCCGCCGTTGACGCGAGAGCGCGGCATGTGGCTAAGCTGCAGTACCAGATGCAGGGGGCCGCGAGGCCGAAGCTGTACACGGCGACACGGACGGCGCCCAATCCATGGTATACCTGGGCGCAGTTCCTGGAGCGGTGCTCAAACATCTATGACGTCCAGAACAACTTGTTTATCGTGCCGCTTTTGGGCGACCTGGGCGAGGTGACCGGTTTCTTCCCTGTCCTGCCGAGCCGGTGCGAAGTGGTGGACCGAGGTGGCGAGCCGTACCTGAAATACCATTTTATCAACGGACAGGTTCGGGCCGTGAAGCTGGAGCGGTGCGCGATTGTAACTAAGCACCAGTTGCAGGACGACTTTTTCGGGGAGAAAAACTCCGCGCTGACCCCGACCATGAAGCTGGCGGACATGGTCAACCAGGGCATCATGGAGGGCGTGAAGAACGCCGCCACTTATCGCTTTATGGCCCAGATGACCGGCAAGGTGTTTGACGAGGATCTGCGGAAAGAGCGGGAGCGGTTCGACCGGAACAACTTCCAGAGCGGCGGCGGAGGCTTATTGCTGTTCGGTAACCAAATGACGAACGTTCGGGAATTGAGCCAGCGGCAGATTCCTGTGGATCCGGAACAGATGAAGCTGATCCGGGAAAATGTCTGTAATTATTTTGGCGTCAGCGAAAAGGTGATCCGCAACGAGGCGACCGGCGACGAGCTGGACGCCTTTTTCAATGGGTCGATTGAGCCCTTCGCTATCAAACTGAGCGAGGCGCTGACCAGGATGGTTTTCAGCGAGCGAGAACGGAACCTGGGGAACCGGATCATGTTCACGGCGAATAAGCTGCAGTACATGAACATCACCGCCAAGATCAGCATGGCCCAGCAGCTGGGTGACCGGGGCGTGCTGACCATCGACGAGATCCGGGAGCTTTTCAATTACGCTCCCCTGCCCGACGGGGCCGGCGCTTATGTGCCGATCCGGGGCGAGTACAAGAACGTGAACGACAAGGACGCCGGAAAGGATGACGGACATGTTGACGGAGACGGAGATGGAGATGCTTCTGGATCCGCTGATAACGGATCTGGAACCGGCGAAGACGGAGGCGAAAGAGAATGACGGGAAAGAAAGAGATCAGATGGCTGTCTGCTGAGCTTCGGGCCGAGCAGGACGAGAAGCGGGGCGCGGTCATCACCGGCTATCCGATTGTTTTTAACCAGGAGATCGTGATTGGGGGATTCTGCCGTGAGATGATCGACCCGGAGGCCGTGAGCGATCCCGCCCTGCTGCGGGACGTGGCGCTGATGGTCGGGCATGACTTTGGCATGATTCCCCTGGCGCACAGCCGGCGCAATAACGGCAGCGGCACCATGACGCTGACCGCGGACGAGCACGGCGTGGCCATGACCGCCACGCTGGACGTGGATGAGAATCCACGGGCGAAAGAGGTTTATTCCGCGTTGAAGCGCGGGGACATTTCCGGAATGTCCTTCGCTTTTACGGTGAATAAAGAAAGCTGGGAAGACCTGGATAAGGATCTTCCGCTGAGGCGGATCACGGGGATCGACAAGATCTTCGAGGTTAGCCTGGTGGCCTTCCCCGCTTACGAAGGCACGAGCGTGCAGGCCGCTTCCGAAGACTCCGCGCTGGAGGGCGCGAGGGCCTCGCTGGAGAGCGCAAGGAAGCAGGCGGAGGACGAACGGGCCAAGGAAGCTGATCAGGAGCGCCGGACGGCGCTGATTGAGCGGCTGAATAAGCTGATGGAGGTGGAAAAGGATGTTTGACTTTTCCGAACTGAATCCTGAAGAGCTGCAGACGCGGCTTGAGGAGCTGACCGCCGAGACCGGCGAAGAGAAGCGGGACGCTTTGAGCACCGACGAGCTGGAAGCGCGGGTCAGCGAGATGGAGGCCATCAAGGCCGAGATGGACAAGCGGCGCGCCGATGCCGAAGAGGCTGAAGCCCGCGCCCAGGAAGCCGCCCGGAAGGACGGCGAGAAAATTGATGTGGAGGTAAAAAAGATGAATTTTGCTGTTAATTCTCCCGAGTATCGGGACGCTTTCCTGCGCAAGCTGCAGGGCAAGGAACTTACCGCCGAGGAGCGCGCCGCCGTAACCGCGACCGCCGCGATTCCGACCCAGACCATGAACGAGATCGTTCATAAGCTGGAGCTGAATCCCCTGATCGCCGCCGTGGACGTGACCAATATTCCCGGCTATGTGACTTACCCGGCCGAATCCACCGTGAACGAGGCCAGCTGGGTGCCCATGGACAATGCCGCGACCGACAGCGCCGACGCGATTGGCGCCGTCACCCTGGCCGCGTACAAGCTGATCAAGACTGTGGAGATCACCGCGGACGTCGAGGCCATGAGCGTGGACGCGTTCGAGTCCTGGCTGACCGCCCGCCTGGCGAACAAGATCGAGAAGGCCATTGACGCCGGCATCCTGAACGGCGGCGGCTCCACCTCCGGCGAGTGCCTGGGCATCAAGACCAGCAAGACCACCGCGGACTACAAGTACACCAAGGCCGCCATGACCTGGAAGGACCTGACCACGATCATCAGCAAGCTGCCTGGGCAGTATCACGCCGGCGCGAGCTTCGTGATGCCTCCGGCCCTGTTCTTCGGCGAAGTGCTCGGCATGACCGACAGCACCGGCAACCGCGTGGTCGTGATGGATCCGCAGGCGCCCCGCAAGTACAACGTGCTGGGCTTCCCCTGCATCGTTGACGGCAACGCCTCCACCGACGAGCTGTATTTCGGCGACCTGAAAGTGTACAAGTTCAACTTTGCCAAGGCCGTCGAGGTCCGCAGCTCTGAGGAAGCCGAGTTCCGGAAGGGCTCCAAGGTCTGGCGCGCCATGACGCTGGCCGACGGCAAGCTGGCTGATGCCAATGCCATCGTGCGCTGCATCCGCGCGACCTGATGATCCTGGGCGGGGGCCATGCGCTCCCGCCCCGACCGTAAAGAGGAGTGCTGCATGAAAACGTTGATCGCCGTACCCTGCGGGGACCAGCTGGAAGCCAACTTCGTCGAGTGCCTGCTGGCGCTGCGGCCTGTCGGCGACGTCGAGATCCGGCTGCTGAAAGGCACGCTGGTCTATGACGCCAGGAACCAGCTGATGGAATACGCGATGAAGGCCGGCGGCTATGACTATGTGCTGTGGCTGGATTCGGACATGACCTTCGAGCCCGACCTGTTGGAGAAGCTGATGGAGGACATCGAAGGAAAGCAGATGGTGACGGGGCTCTGCTTCGGACGCCGCCCGCCCTTCAACCCGTGCATCTATAAGCGCGTGGATGTGGAGCAGGAGGGCGCCGGGGTGACGCCTTACACCGAGAATTATTTTGATTATCCCAGGGACCAGCTGTTCGAGGTGGAGGGGTGCGGTTTTGCCTGCGTCCTGATGCGGATGGATATGCTGGAGGCGATGAGCATCTACGGCGTCCCCTTCTTCCCCCTGGCGGGGCTGGGTGAAGACCTGGCCTTCTGCTGGCGGGCAAAAAAGCTGGATTTCCGCCTGTGGTGCGACTCCCGGCTGAAGATCGGGCACATCATGAGGATGAGCGTGGACGAGAACTTCCGGGACAACGTTTTTCAAGGCGCACAATAACCAACAGGGGCGGAGGGATGACCTCCGCTCCCTCTCTTTATCAGGGCGGGGGAAGTTCCTCCGCCTTCAGTGAGGTGAATGACATGCTGAGCGAGACAAAGGCCGCGCTGCGGATCTCCACGGACGCCTATGATCAGGAAATCGCGGCGCTGCTGAGTGCTGCGTCGCGTGATCTGGAGATCGCGGGCGTGGTCATTCCCGGCACGGTGGATATTACTTTCGACGATGAGACGGGCACGGAGGATCTGACGGATATCACCGACCCGCTGATACAGATGGCCATGATCACCTACGTCCGGATGCATTTTGGATCACCGGACGATTACGACCGGCTGGCCAGTGCATATGAGCTCCAAAAGGTTCAGCTGATGCATGCCGACCAGTATACGGACTTCGGGGGGTGACGCCGATGGTGAGAGCGGACGTGATTCAGCTGATCACCGAGACCCGGAGCGCCCACGGGGTACATGAGAGCATCTCAGAGACCGCGAGACAGGTCTACGCGGAGATCCGGAGCGCGACCAGAAGCGAGTATTACACGGCGCTGAACGCGGGCATCCAGCCCAGCTATGTGTTCAAGCTGACCGCCGACGGCGACTATCGGAACGAGCGGTATCTGAGATACCAGGGACTGAAGTACAGCATCGCCCGGACCTACCTGACCAGGGACGGAGGCATCGAGCTGACCGCGGAGAGGAGTGACGAGAATGGCTAAACGCAAGACGGGCGCTTTGCAGGCTCCGGCGGTCGTGACACTTGACGTCGTCGATCTGATCACCGGGAAACTGAACGAGCTGGAGGGCATTGAGTTCGCCCGGGACGCCTGGGAGAACAAGGCCCCGGATCAGTACGGTGTGGTAACGCTCGCTTTGGAGCCGATCGTGCAATACGCAGACGGCCACCTGATCGACGAGATCGACCGGTGCACCGTGGACATGTACACAGATGGAAGTTCTGACACCTGGCCCGCACTGGTGCGGGAGAAGCTGGAAGAACTGGAAGACGAGAACGACTGGCTGGACCTGAGCTGCCGGCTGACGGCCCGGGAGTACCTTTTCGATATCAACAAAGTCCACTGGACGATGCAGATCAATTTCGCCGGGCCGGTGATCCGGACGGTATCGGCAGGCGGGTGATGCCATTGGCTAAGCTTAACATCGTTGACGAAGGCGTGCTGGACAAGCTGAGCAGGCTGGAGGCCGGGATGCGCCGGGAAGGTATCCGCCGGATCGTGATGGCCGGGGCCGACGCTGAAATCGCAGAAATGAGCGAGCGAACCCAAAACGCTCACCACGTCCGGACCGGGCAGATGATGCAGAAAATCGGTGCCGGAAGTTATCACGAAGAATTCGGCGGCGGCAGCATTAACGTCTACCCGCAGGGAACGGACAGCCGTGGGGTCAGTAACGCCATGAAGGCTTTCGTGATCAATTACGGCATCGGCGGGAACCCAACCCGAAAGGGCAAGGCGAACCGGACCGGCGACAAGTTCATCACCGGAAAGCTCCGGCAAGCGAAAGAAAAAGTTCAGAAGGCGATGGCCGAGGAGGCAGAAGCCGTATTTAACGAAATGACTGGAGGGAACTGACATGATCGTTGGAGCGAAACATTTGACATGGGCTCCTTATACTTCCGGCGGCGCTGGTTCTGCCGTTGTTTATGGTACCGGAACCGCGGAGAGCGACAAAGTCGTCCGGGTGGACATGAGCGAGGAGCGGAGCGATACCGCCTTCTATGCCGACGACCACCGGATCGACCGGGACAACAGCATCAACGGCGCCAGCCTCAGCATCGAGCTGGCCAAGCTGACGGCTGAGATGCGCGAGGGCATGTTGGGGCATGTGAAAGCCACAAACGACTACACCGTGACGGAAGACGCCAGCCCCTACGTGGGTGTTGGGTTCTGTCTTAAAGAGCGGTACAAGGGCGCTGTGACCTACAGGACGTACTGGTACTACAAGGTGCAGTTCTCCGAAGGACAGCGGTCCTTCGACACCAAGGGCGAGAACCTGGAATTCCAGAGCGAATCCCTGGAGGGCGAAGTCGAGGCCGTTCAGCTGACCGAGGCCGGTGCGATGGCGTATTACGTGTACGCGGAGAACGCCAACGAAGCCGCCGCCATTACCTGGCTGAAGGGCAAGGCCGGCATATCCTGAGACTGACAGCGGGGCGGGTATCCCCCGCTCCGCTTTTTTAACGACTTGAGGAGTGGAAAATGGAAAGCATTAAAATCGGAGATAAGGAATACGAACTCGTCTTCTCCATGTATACGATGGAAATGATCGAGGAGAAGTACGGGAAGGTCCGGGAGATCGTTGACCGGATCGCCCGGAGCGAGAAGCCGGAGGTCAAGCTAACCCGGGAGCTTTTCGTGATGATGGCCCGGACGGCGCTCTGGGAGAAAGGGCTTCCGGAGGAAGTGGACGACCGGCCGCTGCGGAAGCTGCATTTTGAGGACTACAACAAGCTGATGATCCGGCAGCGGATGATCATCGAGATCGCCAGGGGCATGAAGAGCGAGACCACCGGCGGGAATGAGGCTGACGACGAAAAGCATGATGCTTGGTTGGAGGAAGACGAAAAAAACGGGTCGACCGGCGGGAGACGCGGGTCCGTGAATACTACGGATACGCTCTGATCGCCGGGATCCGATACGAAGACGCCCGGAGGATGACGCCCGGGTGGATTATGGATATGTACATTATCCGGTGCCGGCATGACGCCAGGATGATGGGCGGCAGGCGCCGGAGACGATAAGGGAGGAGAACGGCGTGGCAGACGAGATCAAACAAAAAATAGTCCTGGAGGGCGAAAAGGAATACTCCGCCGCGCTGAAGGATGCAAACAGAAATTTAAAGACCCTGAAGAGTTCTTTGAAGGCGGAAAGCGCGGAACTGGGGAACAACGCCAGCGCCCAGCAGAAAAACGAGGTCAAGGCCAGGACTCTGAAGAAACAGATCGCCGAGCAGGAGAAGGTTGTCAGTACCCTGCAGGCGGCTCTGAAAGAGGTTAAAGACAAATACGGCGACAACGCAGACGCCGTCGCCAAGTGGGAACAAAAGCTGAATGACGCCAGATATGAGCTGGCAAATTTTAACAACGATCTCCAAAAAACTGAAAGCGAACTGGCGAACAGTAAGAACGCCTACGGGAACGCGGCGGACGCCGCCACGGATTACGCCAACGCCGCCGACGAGGCGGGGCAGATCGCGGACGCGGTGACCTTTGAGAGCGTCATGAACGCGGCCGACAACCTGAAAGACAGGCTTGTCGGGGCCATGAACACCATCAAGGAGCTTGGAAAAGCCGCCTGGGACTGGATGAGCGACAGCGGAGCCTGGGCGGACGAGCTGCAGACCCTGAGCGATCAGACGGGCATTGACAAGCAGACGCTGCAGGGGTGGCGGTATGCCAGCCGGTTTGTGGACGTCGAGGTCGATACCATCACCAAGGCTTACGCGAAGCTGACCAACCGGAGCAAGAGCGTCAATGAGGCGTTGAAGGAGATCGGCATCCAGGCGGATGCCGGCGTGGACGCGGGGACGGTATTCTGGGAAGTCATCGACGCCATGGAGAAGATGGACGATACGGCCCGGGAAAACACCGCGAAGGAATTCTTCGGAAAGAGCTATCAGGAACTGATGCCCCTGATCAAGGCGGGGCGCGAGGGCTGGGAGGGCTATATCAAAGAGGCCCAGGACGCCGGGTATATCCTGAGCGACGAACAGGTGAGCCGGCTGAGCCAGTTTGACGACGCCCGGCAGCAGCTGGAGGCCAGCTTTGAAAGCCTGAAGCTCCAGGTGGCGGAGCAGCTGGCGCCGGCCTTTAAGACCGTGGCCGACGCGCTGACCGACATCGTGGACAAGTTCATCGCCTGGGGCAAGACAGAGGAAGGACAGGCCGCCCTGAAAGGCCTGGGAGATGCCATTGAGAGCATCGTCACCAGCCTGACGGGAGAAATCGACTTCAACAAGATCGTCGGGGACGCCCAGAAGGCTATCGAGGGATTCACGGGGGCGCTGGACTGGATCAGCAAAAACTGGGAGACCGTGAAGGCCGGGATCCTTGGGATCGGCGGAGTGATCGGCGGGCTGACCGTCGCCAAGGACGTGCTGAGCGCCCTGCAGCTGATTAAGGGAATTAAGTGGAGCATGCTGCCGAAGGGACCGACGG